ATGGTAGACAGCATAAAAGCAGCAATAAGCGCGATGTGTAAGGCGCATCCCGCCGGTCGTCTCGGGATGGCTGCCGATCTCGGCATGAGCATCGACACCTTTCATAACCACATGTACCAGAAATGCGGCAGCCGCTTCTTCACGCTGGCCGAACTGGAGCGCATGGAGGATCTGTCCGGCATTTCGATGCTGGCGGAATACACCGCGGCGCGCGTCGGCAAATTGCTGGTGGAGGTACCGAAGCCGGAAAGCATGGACAACGTGGACCTGTTCGCGATCGACATGAAGACCAGCGCGGCGAAAGGCCAGCTGGCGCAGGCGCAGATTGAAGCGGCTGAGGATGGGGTAATTGACCGTCATGAACGCAAAAAGCTCTCAGAGCTGTTTCGCAAGACCATTCGCCACCAGTTCCACGGATTCATGGGATTTATGGCGCTGTATGGGGTTTCAGACCAGGCAGTAGAAGTGTTTATGAGCACCAGAAAAGGTGACGCCCCGAGTGTGCAGCTCGAGGCGTCGGGCGCGTCTTTTCAATAGTGGAGAAACTACGCATGAACAGTTTAACAACACGTTACCGCAGGTCGCAACTTATTGCGCTGCCGGTACCGGGCGGAGCCGGTCCGGTGCAGTACCGGTATGCAGTGAGAGTATCAGGCCTCTGTGTGCCCGTCAGCTACCATCTGCTGAGCCAGCTGGTAGGGGAGTTTAATCGCCAGGCGGAGACTTTCGCGTGCAGGAACTCAACAGACGATACCGCGACTGGCGGGGAACTGAAGTCCACGTCACGGGTTACGACCCAGAAAAACGACAGGTTATCTTCCGGCGCGCTGGGTACCCGCACGACTGCATGCAGCCTGTTGAGCGGTTCCGCGAGAAGTTCAAAAGGGTGGATGCATGAGCGTTAAGTTATCAGCGTACGTGTGGGATGGCTGCGCGAGTGCCGGAATCAAAGGCACGAAGCTGCTGATCCTGGCGCGCCTGGCTGATTTCTCCAGCGATGAAGGTATCAGCTGGCCCAGCGTCGACACCATCGCGCGCCAGATTGGCGCCGGTCGCAGCACCGTAATTACCGCAGTTGGTGAGCTTGAGCGTGACGGATGGCTGACCCGTAAAGAACGCCGTCAGGGCCAGCGCAGTGGTACCAACATCTACACGCTGAACGTGCCGCGCCTGCGCCAGGCGGCTGCCGGTGCTTATTCTCAGGGTCAAGTTTCTGAACATTCAGAATCTGGACGTTCAGAATCCGAAGGTTCAGAAGCTGGACATCCAGAATCTGAACGTCCGGAAAACCGCAAAAACGGCGCTTCTCAGGGTCCAGAATCTGGACACGATCCGTCAGTAACTTCAAAACAAGAACCATCAGATAAAAAACCTTCTTGTCAGGTTGCCGGGCAACCTGACGCTGAGCAGCTGATCACCGATAAAGCGATTGCTGTGCTGAAGCACCTGAATCTGATCACTGGCGCGCGTTACCAGAACTCGAAATCCTCACTGGAGAACATCCGGGCCCGGCTGCGCGAAGGTCATTCGGTGGACGACCTGCAGCTCGTTGTCGACTACAAGCACGAGCACTGGCACGACACGGAGATGTACGACTACATGCGCCCGCAGACGCTGTTCGTCCCGAGCAAACTTGAAGGCTACCTGCTAAGCGCCACCCGCTGGAAAGAGCGCGGACGTCCGGCTCGCCAGCAGTGGAAGCAACGCAGCATGCAGCGCGACGACAGCGCATTTAAAGCCAGCTATGCCGGTGTTGATTACAGCCAGGTCCCGGAGGGATTCAGATCATGAAAAACGAGAAGCTGAAACACGAAGTTTTCGAAGAGCTGGCCTGCCAGCTGGAAAGACAGCATCTGTGGCGCCGCGCCGCGCATGTTTACCTTGCTGCATTCGATGCTTCGAAGAGTAACCGGGACCGCGAACGGCTGGCGAAGAAGCGTACCCAGTGCCTGAAGATGAGCAATCGCGTTGGTTATGTGGAAGGCCGTTGCTATCTGGCCGGTAACTATGTGGGGGAACTGTGATGCACCCATTGAATGCTTACAGCCAGGCGCTGGCGGCGCTGCGCAGCAAACCGGCTCACGAACTTAAGGAAGTCGGCGATCAGTGGCGCACGCCGGACAATATTTTCTGGGGCATCAACGCCATGTTCGGTCCGCTCGTACTGGACCTGTTCTCTGATGGCGAGAACGCCAAATGCGAGGCTTATTACACCGCCGAAGATAACGCGCTGACGCAGGACTGGTCCGCGCGTCTGGCCGAACTCAACGGTGCCGCGTTCGGCAACCCGCCGTACAACCGCGCGTCCAGGCACGACGGGGAGTACATCACCGGCATGCGTTACATCATGCAGCACGCCAGCGCGATGCGGGAAAAAGGCGGGCGGTACGTCTTTTTGATTAAGGCGGCCACCAGCGAGGTCTGGTGGCCGGAAGACGCGGATCACATCGCCTTTATCCGTGGCCGCATCGGCTTCGATCTCCCGTCCTGGTTCGTCCCTAAAGACGAAAAGCAGACCCCGTCCGGCGCGTTTTTTGCGGGTGCCATTGCGGTATTCGATAGAACCTGGCGCGGCCCGGCAATGAGTTACATCAGCCGCAACGAGCTGGAAGCGCGCGGCGACGCGTTTATTGCACAGATACGCCGTCAGGCTGAACGCCTGCTGATGAGTAACCGCCAGGAACCCGATGAGGATGAAACAGATCTGCATTCAGAAACTGAGCAGCAACTGCAGGCTGCTGAAACAGAGTTGCCACTGACAGCAGCCGACATCCTGGAACGAAGCGGCGTTGAGGTATGGGCCTGTGCCACCGCGGCGTTCGGCAGCAAAGAGGCGTATGCCTTCCATGAATCGCGCTTTGCTCACAGCTGGGCTGCCGATTCTGTAGAAAACCCGATGCTGGTGACGGTGACCGCCGACGTCATTTCGCGCGCGCAGGCGCTGATTAAAGAGCATCACAACGGCGTGAAGCTGTGCGCTTTTATGGCCCTCAATGATTTTGTTTTTCAGGACGATGCGGAGCGGAAAGACATGCACGAACGGCTTGCGACGGTCGCTCGCGAAGCTGAAGAGCAGCATGGCCTGGCGATGGATGAGTTTCTGCTGGTTGTCGGGGCAATTGACACCACGCACTGGCGGAACATTCGGCAGCTTAGAGCCTCCATTCGCGAAATGGCTGGCGCGCGGGAGAAAGCGGCATGAATTCCACCTCTGCTTTGACCGCCCGCCAGCAGGAGGTGCTGAATATGCTCGCGGATTTCCAGAGACGAAACGGTTACCCGCCGACGCAGAAAGAAGTGGCCCAGCTTATGGGGGCCGCTTCACCCAACGCTGCGACCGATATGCTGCGTAAGCTGGAGAAGAAAGGCGCCATATCGTTATCAAAAGGCGTCGCCCGCGGCATCACCATCAACGGCAGGGCCAAAGAAGATGAGGCAGTTACTTTGCTGCGCGCGATGGTTGCTGGTGATGAGAACGCGAAAGCTAAGGCTGTATTGTTTCTTGAAAGGCTGAGGAGGATATCTTGATCCATTATCACGGTGGACCAATCACTCCTGATACCTGCGCCATTCGCGCATGGAAAGGAAGGCATGCCTTTGTCTCGTTTGCACATCCGGGACAAATAAACCTTGTATCTGAATATTGCCAGTCATTCGCGCTGGACAATGGTGCATTCACTGCATGGAAGGCTGCAGGACGTAACAAAATCGACTGGCGAGATTATTACGAATTTGTAGCACGCTGGAAAAATCATCCCGGTTTCGATTTTGCAATCATCCCGGACGTGATCGATGGTGGTGAAGCTGAGAATGAGGCTTTACTCAATGAATGGCCACATGGTGCCTTTTTCGGGGTTCCTGTTTGGCACATGAACGAGAGCGATGATCGCTTTATTCGCCTCTGCAAACACTATCCGCGGGTGGCAATTGGTAGTTGCGGAGAATATGACGTTAAACGTCCGAATCTGGCTGTGGCACGCATAAAAGACCTCATACGTCATATAACGGATGATTTCGGACAACCAGTAACGAAACTGCACGGCTTGCGCATGCTGAACCCGCTCATTTTTACAAAGCTACCACTTGCCAGTGCCGACAGCACAAACGTTGCAAGGAATATTGGGATTGATAAAGCCTGGTCAGGAGCCTACGCGCCAGCTTCCAAAGAAACCAGAGCCGCTGTGCTTGTTGAACGTATCGAATCCTTTAACAGTCCCGGCTCACTCAGCTATTGCGAGCAGAGGGATAAGCTTGTAATGCAGCTGCAATTAGCGGTTTAGGGAGGGTTATGAATATGAAACTCATCCTGCCATTCCCTCCCAGTGTTAACAGCTACTGGCGCGCCCCGACTAAGGGGCCGCTAAAAGGCCGTCACCTTGTCAGCGCCGACGGGCGCAAATATCAGAGCAATGCCGCAGCGGCCGTTGTTGAGCAACTGCGGCGCATACCCAAGCCTGTCTCCAGCCTGCTGGCGGTGGAGGTGGTGCTTTACCCGCCTGACCGGAAACGCCGCGATCTGGATAACTACCTGAAGGCACTTTTCGATGCGCTGACTCTGGCCCATGTCTGGGAGGACGACAGCCAGGTGAAAAAGATGCTGGTGGAATGGGGCCCGGTAACCAGCAAAGGGAAGGTGGAAATCACGATCAGTAACTTTGTGGCGGGTGCAGCCGCCTGACAGATGGAGAAACGTATGAACCAGACACACCCGATTTCATTTTGCCCTAAGCATCATGCGGCGCTGGCAGGTCAGGAGCTTTTTATGTCCAGCCGGGAAATAGCCTCGCTTGTAGGTTCACGTCATACCGACGTGTGCACCGCCATTGAGCGGTTAATGAAGAAAAGCGTCATTGAAGGGTATACGGCATTGCCGTACACCCACCCGCAGAACAGGCAGGAATACCACCACTACCTGGTTAACAAGCGTGACAGCTATGTCATTGTGGCGCAGTTATGTCCGGAGTTTACCGCGCGCCTGGTTGATCGCTGGCAGGAACTGGAAAGCAGCCAGCAGCCGAGCGTGCCGCGGTCGCTGCCGGAGGCACTGCGCCTTGCTGCGGATCTGGCCGAACAAAAGGAAAGGCTGACACAGGAACTCGCCGCCGCGGCGCCAAAGGTGGAGTTTGTGGATCGCTACTGCTCCGCCAGCGGTTCGCTCTCATTTCGTCAGGTGGCAAAACTGTTAAAAGTCAAAGAGACGGATTTCCGCCTGTTCCTGATCGACAACGAGATTATGTACCGCCTCGGCGGGGTGCTGACGCCGCGCCACCAGCATATTGATGCCGGACGGTTCGAGGTGAAAACGGGCACCTCCACGACATCCAACCACGCGTTCAGCCAGGCGCGTTTCACAGCGAAGGGTGTTAAGTGGATTGGTGGGCTGTGGGCCGAGCATGTGGCGAAGGGGAACGCAGTGTGAGAGCTCTGTTAACACCGGAAATAGCGCGCGGAATGGGTATCGTGCTGCTGCGCCCCGGCGCTGAACTGATGCCCATATTTGCTAACGGGCGCGTGCTGGTGGAGGTGCAGCCAGAAAGCATGTCACGGTTCCCGAGCGGCGCGGTGCCGCCGGCGCACCAGCCCCTGGCCGATGACGAAGGACTGCATGTCTTCTTTACTGATGAGCGGGTGATCCGGGCTGCCGGTGGCATCAATGCTCTGGAGCACTGGCTGATGAAGCAGCAGGGCGGCTGCCAGTGGCCGCATAGTGAATACCATCACCATGAGCTGACCACGATGCGGCATGAACCCGGCGCGCTGCGTCTGTGCTGGCACTGTGATAATCAGCTGGCTGAACATTTTACTGAGCGCCTGTCAGCAATTGCCCGTTCCAATGTGATAGCCTGGATTATCAGCGTCGCGCGCGGTGCCCTTGCCTTTGACGATACCCACGAGCTGACTCTGCCGGAGTTATGCTGGTGGGCTGTCAGGATGGATATCACTGATGCGCTGCCGGACAGTGTGGCGCGCCGCGCGCTGCGTCTTCCCTCTTTACCAGTAGAAGGCGTGTCGCGGGAAAGCGATATTGTGCCGGGGCCATCGGCGGCTGAAATGGTGCAGACGAAAGCGCAGCGTGCTTGCGCCGTGAAGACGCGGATGAACTGCGACAAGCCGCAGGAGCAACAGACACAGGTGGTTGCGCTGATGATTGACCCTGAGTCGCCGGAAAGTTACATGCTCCGGCCAAAGCGCCGCCGCTGGGAAAACGAGAAATACACCCGCTGGGTTAAGCAGCAGCCTTGCGCATGCTGCAACCAGCGGGCAGACGATCCCCATCACCTGATCGGCCACGGGCAGGGCGGGATGGGTACCAAAGCCCATGACCTTTTCGTATTGCCTTTGTGCAGAAGGCATCACGACGAGCTCCATCGGGACACCGTGGCATTCGAAGAAAAATATGGCTCACAGCTGGAGCTTATTTTTCGTTTTTTAGACCGCGCGCTCGCGATCGGTGTGCTGTCATAAGTGGAGTGGAGACCACACATGAACCTCGAAGCCTTACCTAAGTTCTATTCCCCGAAATCACCGAAACTCGATGATGAGACACCAGCCACCGGCAGCGCCGCGCTGACCATCTCGGATGTAATGGCCGCACAGGGTCTCGTCCAGTCTAAGGCGGCGCTGGGGTTCAACCTCTTCCTCGCCAAAATGGGCATTCAGGATCCGCAGCCCGCTGTTGATGGCCTGGTTAAATATGCGCTCGCGCTAAATAACGGCGTAATGAAAAAACTTGGTGAGCGCGCACGCGCGGAAATGGCCCTTTGTCTGGCTCAGTTCGCCTACAGCGACTATGCGCGCTCGGCAGCCAGCAACTGCGAATGCCATCACTGTGAAGGAAAAGGGGTTAAGCGCGTGCGTCGGGAGGTGGTGAAGCATCCTGGCGTGAAAGGCGTGGATGCGACAATTCGCGTAGAGGAAGTGGAAGAACTCTGTAAGCACTGCGGTGGGAAGGGAGTTATCAGTACGGCCTGCCGGGACTGCTCGGGACGGGGAATGGCGCTTGACCGTAAGCGTACCGAGTTACACGGCGTGCCGGTGCAAAAGCTGTGTGAACGATGTGGTGGTAAAGGGTTTGCACGTCTTCCCACCACTCTGGCGCGCCGTCAGGTGCAGGTTCTGGTGCCTGATATGACCGATTACCAGTGGTACAGCGGGTTTGCTGACGTTATTAATCTGCTGGTGACGAAATGCTGGCAGGAAGAAGCATTCGCGGAAAAAATGCTGCGCGATGTCACACGTTAGAAGCCTGATTAAACATTTTGGCGACACGATGCTTGCTAAATTCAAAAAAATTGGGTAGGATTTCTCTAACGATGGGCGTTGTGTATCCACCGTTCCGAATCCGCTTATCGTAGCGGGTTTTTTATATGACCTGTCTGTTCCTTTAACTGGTAATAAATTTCCAAAGTGTCATGGCAAACCTGTACGCAGGTACCTACGCTGTAAAGGTACTCGTGAGATAAGGATGCCTATGCTGTGGATTGAACAAGGTCTTTATATCAGGATTCAGGAACTCGATAACGGACCCACACCAATGCCGTTAAAGAGCGGGTTTAATATGGAAACGGCTTATCGGGTGCTGGGTTGTTTTAACCCATCTGAAACGTCAGATGCATATTACATACTGGCTAATGATCGGGATGAAACGTGGTTTATATGTAACCGACATGTTCGCGTTGTATGTGTGGATAATAAACGGAAAGAATTCCGTTACCCGATCTCTGTCCTGAACCTTCACTGAAAAAATAAAGCAAAACTCAAACTGGCTGCCTGCGGGCGGCCTTTTTCATTTCCCCTCGCTCAGAGAGGATGCACAGCAATAGAGGGGGATACATGTCCGATCCGGTTTCGGGAACTGTCGCAGCAGGTGCTGCGCTTACTGGTGCAAGTATCTATGGACTGCTGACCGGCACAGATTATGGCGTAATTTTTGGCGCGTTTGCCGGCGCGGTCTTTTATGTTGCCACCGCGGCAGACCTGACCCTGATCCGGCGCGCGGCCTATTTCGTTGTTTCTTACATCGCTGGCGTTTACGGTGCCGGGCTGGTGGGCTCCAAACTTGCCAGCTGGACGGAATACAGCGACAAGCCGCTTGATGCACTGGGGGCCGTTATCCTCTCTGCGCTGACGATTAAAATCCTGACGTTCGCCAGCCAGCAAGACCCCGCGCAGTGGTTCCAGCGGTGGAGAGGAGGAGCCAATGGTAATAAGTGATCCGCTGGTACTGACCAACGTGGCGACGTGCTCGGCCATTGTGCTGAGGCTGATGCTGTTCCGTAAGCCCGGTGCCCGTCACCGCTGGTGGGCATCGTGGCTGGCATACCTGATTATCCTGGCGTATGCATCCGTACCGTTCCGCTACTTCTTCGACTTTTACGTCCACACACACTGGGCGTCGGTCATCATCAACTTAATCATCTGCGCCGCCGTGTTCCGTGCCCGGGGCAACGTGGCGCGCCTGTTTCAGGTACTGAGGCCCGAATGAACCAACAACAATTTCAGCAGGCGGCTGGTTTAAGCGCCAGCTTGGCTGCGCGCTGGTTTCCGCATATTGATGCGGCGATGTGCGAGTACGGCATCACTGCGCCGGTCGACCAGGCAATGTTCATCGCGCAGGTCGGCCATGAAAGCACCGGCTTTACCAGGCTGGAAGAGAGCTTCAACTACAGCATCGCAGCGCTTAATGATTTTGTCCGGGCTGGCCGGTTAACTCAGGATCAGGCCAACACGCTGGGCCGCCGCACGTATGAAAAGGTGCTGCCCCTTGAACGCCAGCGCGCGATCGCCAATCTGGTTTACAGCAAGCGCCTCGGTAATAACGCCCCGGGTGATGGCTGGAAATATCGCGGACGCGGGCTCATCCAGATCACCGGGCTCGAGAATTACCGCGATTGCGGCGCCGCGCTGAAACTTGACCTTGTGAGCTCGCCGGAACTGCTTTCCAAAGACGCCACCGCAGCGCGATCTGCAGCATGGTTCTATACCAGCAAAGGCTGCCTGAAATATCCGGGCGATTTGCTGCGCGTCACGCAGATTATTAACGGTGGGCAGAACGGGCTGGAAGACAGACGGGCCCGCTATGCGGCAGCGCGCCGGGTGCTCTGATGGCGGCGCTATGGGGCTTTGTGCGGGCATGGTGGAAGCCGCTACTCTTGCTTGCCGCTGTGGGATTTGCGCTTTATTACCGGGCCTCGCTCACAAAAGCAGAGGCATCTTTAACCGAAGTTAATCATGAATTAAAACTGGCTAAAGATGACATTGAGGATATGCAGCGCCGTCAGCGGGATGTGGCTACTCTCGATGCCAAATACACGAAGGACTTAGCGGATGCTCAGAAAAATATTGCTCAGCTTGAGCGCGATGTGGCTGCTGGCCGTAAGCGGCTGCAGCTCAACGCCACCTGTTCCGCGCAGGGAGCGCCCGGCACCACCCGCGTGGATGATGGAGCCAGCCCCCGACTTACTGACGCCGCTGAACGGGATTATTTCACCCTCAGGGAGCGGATCGAGACCGTGACCAGGCAGTTGAGCGGATTGCAGGCTTATGTTCGGGAGCAGTGCTTAAGATAAAAAAAAGCCCCATGGCTGGGGCTACAACAGGAGATCCTGCTTTTTGGTTATTCGACTAATTGCAAAAGCAGTTTTGGCCTTGTTTCCCTGATGTTGCACTGATTTCATGTTTTGCGAGGATGAGATTTATAGCACTCACACATGAAGGTTCAGCAATGCTTATACGTAGGAGCCACTCTACTAACAAGCTGGTAATAAGTGTTGTCTATATATTTCATATAACAAGCGACAGTTAGTGTTCTAAGAGTTATCTGAACAAACCTGTACGTTAAATTGATACTAATACGTATATATCCTTTTGAGATGCTGGGGTGTGAATTCAATTAAATTTTATTATCAATATGAAACAAAACCGGAGAGGCCGAAAACTGTTGCTCAGATTGATAAGCTGCGCAATCACCTCGGCATACCAGCACTGATTAACGTTGAACAGCTTCTGAATAAATAAAAACCTTTAACTTTAGCAGTCATGAACATGAAGCCACCCGTTTTGCTGGTGGCTTTTTTATTGGAGCTACCACTATGCCATCCGCTATCCCTCGAGCTTGCCGCAAGCGCGGATGTCCCGGCACTACTACAGACCGTTCGGGTTACTGCGAGGCTCACCGTAATGAAGGCTGGCAGCAGCACCAGCGAGGGCTGAGCCGCCACCAGCGCGGCTACGGCAGTAAGTGGGATATCATCCGCGCCCGCATCCTTAAACGTGACAGGCACATCTGCCAGGAGTGTCTGCGCAACGGCAGGCCAGTCCCTGCCACTACCGTTGATCACATCAAACCCAAAGCACACGGCGGCACCGATGAAGATAGCAATCTGGTTGCGATCTGCTTCAAGTGCCATAAAGCCAAAACCGCACGGGATCGCTTAAACCGAAACTGACCCTTACAGGTGAAAGCATGACTGATTCATTAATTGATTCAGGGCGCACGCACGTCGGCGCTAAGGCATTGCGACCTGCTTGTTCCGTTGAGGGGTGTGGATTGCCAACAAGGGCCAACAACACACCGTATTGTGAAAAGCATTACATGCGGGTTCGTCGACATGGCTCGACAGAAAAGTTAAGCACACTCAAGCCAGGCAACCTTATTCACTCGGGTGGTTATGTGCTGGTAAATGCTCCCACTCACCCGTTAAGCCGTAACAGTAACCGAGCCTATGAGCATCGCGTCGTCTACCACCAACACCATGGTGACGGCCCTTTCAGCTGCCATTGGTGCGGCACAATGGTTACCTGGGATGATATGCATGTCGATCATCTCGATGACTGCAAAACCAATAACGCTGAGTCAAACCTTGTTGCCAGCTGCGCCTTGTGTAATCAGAAGCGCGGCAGTGAAAAGATGAAGGCCACCCACAGAAATAAGTCGCACAGACGTTACACGGCTCATGGCAAGACAATGTGTCTCAGTGAATGGGCTGAGTACCTTGGCATTTCACGCAACCCGATTGAGTACCGACTGAAAGCAGGCTGGGATATCAACAAAGTGTTTAGCCCACGCATCGGTAACAGCGGCCCTCCAAGTAAGAAGCTCGGCAGATCGGTGCATGACAACATCAAATGAGAATCAGTATCGACAAATGATTTCAAATGCAATCATTTCTGTCGTAATGATATCGATTCTCATCAACAGGGGAGGGCGGGTCGAAAGTTCAGGGCCATGCCTACTAAGGACCGCCGCCTAACCCTTTTTCACACCGCCGCAGGTTAGAAAACTTTTTTATGGGGTCCCCCACTCGATGATTAATAGGAGTTTTCGATTATGTCCGGACCACCGAAAACCCCGACCCATCTGCGTTTGGTGAGGGGTAACCCATCAAAACGCCCCATCAATAAAAACGAGCCACAACCCCCTGCAGGGGTACCCCCAACTCCTAAGCATTTCGACAAACAGGCGAAGTACTGGTTTAAGCGAATGGCTGAAGAGCTGGATGCCGTCGGCGTCATTTCGCAGCTGGACGCCCGCGCGCTCGAATTGCTGGTTGAGGCTTATACCGAGTACCGCCACCACTGCGATACGCTGGAAATCGAGGGGTATACATACCGCACTGAAACGCAGACGGGGGATGTGCTGATTAAGGCGCATCCGGCAGCAATGATGAAGGCAGATGCCTGGAAGCGGCTGCGCGCCATGCTGGCAGAGTTCGGGATGACGCCAGCCAGTCGGTCAAAGGTCAGCGCCAAGACGCCGGACGCGGTTGATCCGCTGGCTGAGTTCATGAAAGCGAGGGATTAATGGCTAAGGTTGCCGATGGTATCCGCTACGCCGAACGCGTCGTGGCGGGGGAGATTATTGCCTGTGAATATGTCCGGCTGGCCTGCCAGCGTTTTCTGGACGATCTGCAAAACGGCGAGGCGCGGGGTATTTTCTTCAGCGAGCCCCGCGCCCAGCACATTCTGAATTTTTATAAGTTCATCCCGCATGTGAAAGGCGCTCAGGCCGGGCAGCCGATCGCCCTGATGGACTGGCATGTTTTCATCCTTATCAATATTTACGGTTTCGTTATTCCGCTGGTGGATGAAGAAACCCACAAGGTGGTGCTGCGGAATGATGGCAGCGGCCGCCCGGTAATGGTGCGGCGGTTCCGTACTGCTTACAACGAGGTGGCGCGTAAGAACGCCAAATCCACGCTTTCTTCCGGAGTTGGCCTGTACATGACGGGCGCGGATGGCGAAGGTGGGGCCGAGGTCTACTCTGCGGCCACAACCCGCGATCAGGCGCGCATCGTTTTCGAAGATGCCAAAAATATGGTGAAAAAAGCGAAATCGACGCTTGGGCGCCTGTTCGAATTCAACAAGCTGGCTATCTATCAGGAGCAAAGTGCCTCTAAATTTGAGCCGCTTTCCAGTGACGCTAACAACCTGGACGGCCTGAATATCCACTGCGGCATTGTTGACGAGCTGCACGCTCATAAAACCCGTGACGTATGGGACGTTCTCGAGACGGCGACCGGTGCGCGCCTGCAGTCCCTGCTGTTTGGTATCACCACTGCGGGCTTTAACAAAGAAGGTATCTGCTACGAGCTGCGCGATTACGCCATTAAGGTGCTGCGCGGTTTTAACAGTGAGGTGGAAGGTGCCGTTAAGGACGATACCTTTTTCGCCATCATCTACACGCTGGACGACGGCGACGATCCGTTCGACGAAACGGTCTGGCAAAAGGCGAATCCCGGACTGGGGATCTGCAAGCGCTGGGACGATTTACGCCGCCTTGCGAAGAAAGCCAAAGAGCAGGTATCAGCACGCGTTAATTTCTTCACTAAACATATGAATATCTGGGTGACGGCGGAGTCCTCCTGGATGGACATGCTGAAGTGGGATAAATGCGAATTTATCGCGCCGGCGCATGAGCTGAAAACTTACCCACTATGGGTCGGCGTCGACCTGGCGAACAAAATTGATATCTGCGCCGCGGTAAAAGCCTGGCGATCGCCTGATGGTCACGTTCACGCCGACTTTAAATTCTGGCTGCCCGAGGGGCGGCTGGAAAAATGTTCGCGGCAGATGGCCGAGCTCTACCGGAAATGGGCTGAGCTCGACAAACTTATCCTGACGGATGGCGACGTTATCGATCATGCGCAGATCAAAGAAGAGCTGCAGCAGTGGGTCAGCGGGGAAAGTCTTAAAGAAATAGGCTTCGATCCGTGGAGCGCGACGCAGTTTAGTCTGGCGCTTGCTGAAGAGGGTTTACCCCTTGTGGAAGTGCCGCAGACGGTGCGCAATTTCTCCGAGGCCATGAAAGAGGTTGAGGCGCTGGTTTACGGCGGCCGCTTCCACCACAGCAATCACCCCGTGATGAACTGGATGATGTCGAACGTCACGGTGAAGCCGGATCGTAACGACAACATCTTTCCCAACAAATCGACACCTGAGGCCAAGATTGATGGTCCGGCTGCGCTGTTCACCGCGATGAGTCGCCTGCTCATTAACGGTGGCAATGACCAGCAGGACCTGAGCGGCTTCTTTGATAATCCCATCATGGTAGGTTTCTGATGAAGAAAAATAAGCAGCCGGGCAGGGTGAAAAGCGCCCTGCTTAACTGGCTGGGCGTCCCCATCAGCCTGACCAACGGGACGTTCTGGCAGGAATGGTACGGTACGAGCAGCAGCGGGAAGGTGGTCACCGCGGATAAGGCTATCCAGCTGTCAGCTGTCTGGGCCTGCGTCCGGTTGCTGAGCGAGTCAATATCAACGCTACCGCTGAAGATTTACGTGCGGCAGCCTGACGGCTCGCGCAGGCTGGCCCAAAAGAATCAGGTTTACCAGGTACTTTGTCGCCGGCCGAATCTGGAGATGACACCATCGCGATTTATGCTGATGCTGGTGGCAAGTATCTGTCTCCGCGGAAACGCCTTCGTGGAGAAGCTGTTTATCGGCAACAAACTGGTCTCGCTGGTGCCGTTGCTTCCCCAGAACATGTTGGTAAAACGCCTCGATACCGGCCGGCTTGAGTACACCTACACCGAGAACGGTACGGCGCGTGTCATTGCGGAAAAGAACCTGATGCACATTCGCGGCTTCGGTCTTGACGGGGTCTGCGGCATGATGCCGCTGAGTTCCGGACGCGATGTGATTGGGGCTGCAATGGCGGTCGAGGAGTCGGCGGCCAAAATATTTGAGAACGGCCTGCAGAGTTCGGGTTTTCTCTCAGCAGATATGCCGCTGGATAAAGAGCAACGCGAACGGCTGCGCAGTTACATGGCACAGTTCACCAGTTCAAAGAATGCCGGGAAAATCATGGTGCTTGAAGGCGGTCTGAAATATCAGAACGTCACGATGAATCCGGAAGCGGCCCAGATGCTGGAGACGCGCTCTTTTGGCATTGAGGAAATCTGCCGCTGGTTCCGGGTGCCGCCGTTTATGGTCGGGCATACCTCTAAGCAGAGCAGCTGGGCATCAAGCCTGGAGGGGATGAACCTGCAGTTTCTGACCCACACGCTGCGCCCTTTGCTGGTCAATATTGAGCAGGAGATTTCCCGCTGCCTGCTGAACGGTGAAGAGGACATCTTTGCCGAGTTTTCTGTCGAAGGGCTGCTTCGTGCCGACAGCGCAGGACGCGCCGCCTACTATACCAGCGCGCTGCAGAACGGCTGGATGTCACGCAATGATGTGCGTCGGCTGGAAAATCTGCCTCCCATTGAGGGTGGAGATATTTACACGGTACAGCTGAACCTGACGCCGCTGGAGGACCTCAAAAAGAACAGCCCGGCAGTGCAGGCCGCCGCGCTTCGTCAGCTTCACAGTCACGTTTTCCCCGACATTCCCTTCGAACAGTCCCCGCTGAAGCAGGCGGCATAGGAGCATCCATGACCATTAAAAACCTTCCGGCGGCGCCGGAGGGGCGACCTTTTGCGCGCGAAAAACCAGACCTGCCTGCTGCGGCGATGGAACGCTGGAACGGCAGCATCCGTGCGGCGCGCGACGGTGATAACAGTATCTCGATTTTTGACGTGATCGGCGCAGATTACTGGGGCGAGGGCGTGACCGCGAGCCGTATCGCCGGTGCGCTTCGTTCGCTTAATGGCGAAGACGTTACGGTCAACATCAACAGCCCCGGCGGCGACATGTTCGAAGGGCTGGCGATTTACAACCTGCTTCGTGAGTACGACGGCAAAGTCACCGTGAAAGTGCTGGGGCTGGCGGCCTCTGCGGCGTCGATTATCGCAATGGCAGGCGATGAAGTGCAGATAGGCCGCGGCGCGTTCCTCATGATCCACAACTGCTGGGTCTATGCGATGGGCAACCGTCACGACCTGGCGCAGATTGCCACTGACATGGCGCCGTTTGATAAAGCCATGAGCGATATCTACCAGGCGCGCAGCGGCCTCGACGCCGCCACCGTCGACAAAATGATGGACGGTGAAACCTATATAGGCGGAAGCGAAGCCGTGGAAAAGGGCTTTGCTGACAGCCTGCTGTCTGCTGACGAAATTGCCGACGACGAGGAAAGCCCAGCCGCCGCGCTGCGCAAGCTGGATGCGTTACTGGCGAAAGCAAACACGCCACGGTCTGAACGCCGAAAACTGCTTAAAGCCTTATCGGGCAGCACGCCGGGCGCTGCTGCCACCCCTGACGGTACGCCAGGCGCTGCCACCATCGAAAAAGAAACCATTGACCGTCTGGAAGCCGCCATTAGCGGACTGAAAGCGGCTGCCCAGTAAATACGGAGATGTTATGTCTGAAGTAAACGAGATCCTGAAAAAAGTCAGCGCCAGCATTGAAGAGGCCACCGGCAAATTCAACGCCAAAGCAGAAGAGGCGCTGAAAGAAGCCCAGAAAACCGGCAAGTTATCGGCAGAAACTAAAGAAACCGTCGACAAAATGGCCTCAGAGTTTAACGCCCTGAAAGAGGCGGAAAAGACGCTCAAGGCCGCGCTCGGCGAGCTGGAACAACAGGTGGCACAAATGCCCCTGGCGAATGCAGCAAAAGTGGTCGAAAGCGTCGGTCAGACCGTTATCAGCAGCGAAGCGCTTAAAGCCTTCGCCGCCAGCGTGGAGGGCGGCAAGCGCGTGAGCGTGCCGGTAAATGCAGCGCTGATTTCTACTGACGTGGCAACTGGTGTGGTGGAGCCGCAGCGTCTGCCTGGTATCGACACCGCGCCGAAGCAGCGCCTGTTCATCCGCGACCTGATCGCTCCGGGCCGTACCGCTGCACCGGCTATCTTCTGGGTGCAGCAGACGGGCTTCACCAATGCGGCAAAAGTGGTCCCGGAAGGCACCACCAAGCCGTACAGCGATATTCAGTTCGCCACCCAGATCACGCCAGTGACCACCATTGCGCATATGTTCAAAGCGTCCAAGCAGATCCTGGACGACTTCGCGCAGCTGCAGTCCACGATTGATGCGGAAATGCGATATGGCCTGAAGTATGTCGAAGAGCAGGAAATCCTGTTTGGTGACGGCACCGGCGCGCATCTGAAAGGCATCGTGCCGCAGGCGTCCGCCTTCAGCGCCGCGTTTGAAGTCGAGAAACAGAACGGAATTGACGTGCTTCGGCTGGCGATGCTGCAGGCACAGCTGGCGCGCTTCCCGGCGTCCGGCCATGTTCTGCACTTCATCGACTGGGCGAAGATTGAACTCACTAAAGACAGTCTGGGCCGCTACATCCTGGCGAACCCGGCGGCGTTGAGCGGTCCGACCCTCTGGGGCCTGCCGGTGGTGGCGACCGAAACGGCAGCGTTCCAGGGCAAGTTCCTGACCGGTGCTTTCAACGCAGCGGCGCAGCTCTTCGACCGTGAAGACGCCAACGTGGTGATCTCCACTGAAAACGCCGATGACTTCGAGAAGAACATGATCTCGATTCGTTGTGAAGAGCGCCTGGCGCTGGCGGTGAAACGCCCCGAGGCGTTCATCTATGGTGCGTTTACTGTGCCTGCCGCCGGTGGAGGTGCGTAATTCTTAACAGCGGCTCCTGGGCCGCTTTTCTTTTCCCTGAAGGAGAACGTCATGAAGCTGATCGCTATCAAGCCCATTTACTTTGAAGGCAACGTGCTGACTGAAGGTGCCGAGTTCGAAACGCTCGATCAGCACGGTCGCGAGCTTGTGAAGCGCGGTTACGCAGAAGAGCCCGGCCAGAAAAAGGCTGGTTCCGAAAAAGACCCCGATCCGAAAGGAAAGGGCAAGGCCAAATAAGGGGCGCAAATGCTGACCAAAGAGCAGGTTAAGCATCACTGCAATATCGAGCCGGATTTTACAGAGGACGACAACTGGATCGAAAACAGCATAAAGGCGGCTGCGCGGTATGTGGAAAAGTGGACCCGCCGCCGGCTTTATGATTCACCTGAAGATTCGGGCTACCTTTCCGACCCTGACCACCTGCTTTACAGCGATGATATTGAAATGGCGATGCTGATGCTTATCGGGCACTGGTACGCGAACCGTGAAGCGGTCAACGTGGGTAACGTCACCTCTGCGCTGGCCCTCTCCACCGAAGCACTTCTTCAACCTTACCGGGTGTATGGCGTATGAAAGCAGGAAGACTACGGCACAGGGTAAGCCTGCAAAAACCAGCCACCGGGCGGCTACCGTCCGGGCAACCGGCAACAGGATGGATTGATGTTGCTTCGGTACGCGCAGAAGTCGCGGATGTATCGGGACGGGAGATGATGGATGGTGGCGCAGAGCTGAGCAGCACCACTACCCGAATCTGGATGCGGCGGTATCCGGGGATTCCGGTAACGACAGGCTGGCGCGCCGTTCACCTGCCGCCTACCGGCAACGGTGAAATATACGATATCAGTTCGGCTATCTCTGCGGAGAACGGCACCCGGCTGGAACTGCTTTGCGAGAAGGGGGTTAAACAGTGATTTCAACCAGTCTTGATTTCTCCGGCCTGGCCGGTATTGCAAAGGATCTGGAAACGCTCAGCAGGGCAGAAAATAACAAGGTATTACGTGACGCGACCCGTGCGGGTGCCGAAGTTCTGAAGGATGAGGTCGAAAAGAGGGCTCCCGTCAAAACTGGCAAGCTGAAGAAGAACGTTGTGGTCGTGACGCAGAAAGCGCGTCGCCGCGGCGAAATTTCATCAGGGGTACATATCCGCGGCGTCAATCCGGTCACAGGTAACAGTGACAGCATCATGAAGGCCAGCAATTCGCGTAACGCATTTTACTGGCGCTTCGTTGAGCTTGGCACATCAGCTATGCCTGCGCATCCTTTTGTGCGTCCGGCTTTCGATACCCGCCATGAAGAGGCCACGCAGGTGGCGTTGCAGCGGATGAATCAGGCGATCGATGAGGTGCTGGCGAAGTGACGGAGGCTGATATCTACGCGCGACTCAGTTCACTGGCAGGCGGCAATGTTTTCCCGTATGTCGCTCCCCAGGGCACAGCAGCCCCGTGGGTGGTTTTTCTTCTGCCCTCGTCTGCCAGCGAGGATGTTTTATGCGGACCGGCAGAAACCGACTGCACGGTTCAGGTGGATGCCTGGGCCAGTTCGATTGACGACGCCCGCGTGCTGCGCGAGCAGGTTAAATCTGCTCTCGCTGATCTGCATCCTGTTGGTCTGAACGAGATTAACGGTTACGAGCCCGATACTGCGCTGTACCGCGCCACGCTGGAAGTTCAGATCTGGCAATAATTCACTCTGCCGCCTCCGGGCGGCTTTTTTATATCCGGAGCTCTCTATGTCCTCAAAGTACGAAAAAACGCAGGGAACGAAAATTAACGTTTCCGCCGATCCGGCAACGGTGCCTAATCCCACCGGTGTGACCTGGCAGTCCATTAACTGTTCGACCAAAGAACTCAGCTATACCGGCGGGCAGAAATCGGATATCGACACCACCACCCTTTGCTCCACCGAGCAGGAGATGACGAATGGCCTGGCTGCGCCCGGGGAGATGACGGTTTCCGGTAACTGGTCAGCAGATGAAGAAGGTCAGAACACGCTTCGCGCCGCCTACGATACCGATGCACTGCATGCGTTTCAGGTGATTTTTCCCTCCGGTAATGGTTATGCGTTCCTGGCAGAAGTACGCCAGAACAGCTGGAGCTTGGGCACGGCCGGGGTGGTGACGGCGTCGTTTACGCTGCGCATCAAAGGAAAACCCGTCCCGATCGTACCGGCCCCGGCAGCAGGTTAATCACAGCGGCGAAAGCCGCTTTTTTAATGCTAAAACGAGAGTTATGAAATGGAAAAGCAGGTTTCACAGAGTTCACTTCGCGCGCTTGCGCTGGCACCGATGGCGGGCTTCCGTACAAAAGTCGTGACGGTACCTGAATGGGAAAACGCCACGGTAAAACTGCGTGAGCCTTCCGCTCAGGCCTGGCTGGAATGGCAGCAGGTGCTTAACCCTAAGCAGACAGATGGCGAAACGGATGAATTGACGGCTGCAGAGCGCGCGCTGCGTAACAAGAGCGCTGACGTCGTGTTGTTTATTGATGTACTTCTTGAAGAAGATGGCACGCAGGTCTTTTCTGAAGAAGACAAGCCGCAGGTGGAGCTGTTTTATGGCCCGGTGCACGCCCGTCTTCTTAAACAGGCGCTCGATCTGACCACCTCGGCCGCCGAAGTGGAAAAGCCGTAAGCCAGCCCGGCACCTTCTTCCTGATGACGCTGGCGCTGCGTCTGGGCCGTACGCTTCACGAACTGAAGCAGACTATGACGGCGAGCGAGTTGCGTATGTGGATCGAATTTGACCGCCAGAACCCCATCAGCGACCGGCGCGGCGATATCCAGGCTGCGCAGGTTTCCGCCGCGGTACTCAACTCGCAGGGCGCAAAGTTAAGCATTGATGATGTGATCCTGCAGTGGAACGCCCCGGAACAGGAAGAGAGCAGCGCCGGGCTGGAAGGCTTCTTTGCCGCGCTGGCAGGGTAGTCGGCACAAGTGACATTTCATATCGTTAATATTAGGATTAAGCCTGATAGTTAAATATAAGGGATATGATATGGAATTGTTTCTTGTTGCCGCTGTACTTGGAATTATTCCCGCTCTGATAGCGCATAGTAAAGGACGCTCATTCATTGCGTGGTGGTTTTACGGTTTTCTCTTGTTCATCATTGCGTTAGTTCATTCTATTGTCATAAAAAAAGACACAAAAGTTATTGAACAGGAAATGATTGATGACGGGATGAAAAAATGCCCTTTTTGTGCTGAATTAGTCCGTCAGGAAGCCATAAAATGTAAGCATTGCGGTAGTGATATTAGCGGTAACATCCATTCAGCCAAAAATGAAAAAACTGATGAAGAATACTTAGAGGAAGCAAGGAAAAAAGCCGGGCTCCTTTAACAATATCCTACCTCTTTCAAACCCCGCTACGGCGGGGTTTTTTATTAGGTGAATTATGGCAACCCTGCGCGAATTGATTATCAAAATCTCCGCAAATTCTCAGTCCTTTCAGACTGAGATTTCCCGCGCCGCCCGGATGGGCTCTGATTATTACAAAACGATGGAGCAGGGGGGGCGCCGTGCAGCCGTTGCTACCCGGGAAACGCAGCGTTCTTTGAATGAGCTCAATGCGCAGCTTGCTTCGGTTCGCTCATCAGCTGCAGGTATGGCTGGTGCGTTTGCCGGAGCATTTGCTACCGGACAGCTTATTCATTATGCCGATACTTGGAACCAGCTGAATGGCCGTCTGCGCCTCGCTTCCTCCTCGGCACAGGACTTTACCACGGCGCAACAGTCGCTTATGTCTATCAGTCAGCGGACCGGAACCTCGTTTGAGGCAAACGCCAACCTCTACAGCAGAATCGCACAGTCCCTGCGTGACGCTGGCTATGCATCTGCGGACGTGGCAAACGTCACCGAAACCGTGGCGACCTCCCTCAAGTTATCCGGTGCCAGCACGGAAGAAGCCAGTTCCGTCATTACGCAGCTCAGTCAGGCGCTCGGTTCGGGCGTCCTGCGTGGTGAAGAGTTTAATGCCATCATGGAAAGCGGAGGGCGTCTCGCCAAATTTCTTGCTGACGGGCTTCACACCACGATCGGCGGACTGCGTAACATGGCAAATAATGGTGAGCTTACCACCGATAAAATCGTGCCGCTGTTGACCAATGTTGCGCAGCTTCGTAAAGAATTCGACACCCTTCCGGCCAGTATCAGCGGATCGGCACAGAAAGTAGAGAATGCTTTTATGGCCTGGGTTGGCGGCGCTAATCAGGCCGTGGGCGCCTCCTCCACGCTTTCGGGTGTACTGGATGGCCTGGCCGGAAACATTGATACTGTTGCAAACGTTGCAGGCGCGCTGGTTGGGCTGGGGGTGGCACGATACTTCGGCAATATGGCCGCCAGCGTCACAACAGCTACCGCCTCTGTCGTGGCGAACACAACGGCAGAGGTGGGGCTTGCTGAAGCGCAGCTACGAGTTACCCAAATCAGTGTGGCAACGGCAAGGCAGGCTGTTTACCGCGCGCAACAGGCTCGTGCCGCCGCGGCTGGTATCGAGGCGCAAATCACAGCGGAGCGTCAGTTAACCGCGGCACAGGCACAACTGAATACAGCTATCAACGCTCGCGCTGCTGCTGCCGGTCGGTTGACTGAAACAGCGTCTGTTATGTCTCGTCTGGGTGGTGGCGTACTTAGTCTGTTAGGCGGGTGGCCTGGTGTCATTCTGGCATCTGGCGCAGCGATGTATGGTCTTTATCAGCATACCGAACAGGTGCATAAAGAAGCTGTGGGTTTTGCCAGTAACCTGGAGGAAATCAATGCGCGACTGAAAGAAATGTCTTCTCTCGGTTTACGTTCCGCTGCGGCTGATGCCCGAACGTCAATTGATGCGCAGAAACAGGATATTGTCGAGCTCGACAGCCAGATATCTCGTGTAAAAAACAGCCTTGCTGGCCTCACGCAAATTCAACAGGACTATAACCACAACCCGACCATGACGTGGATTAACACGTTTATGGACCAGGCGGATATCACCGAGAAGAATATTTCTCTGACGGATCAGCTTAACAAACTGGAGTATCAGCGAGAGCAGGCTGTTTCAAAACTTCAGCAGACTCAGAGACTGTTTAACGACGCCAGCGAACAGGCCACGCAGAAAGCCATTCAGGAGGCCGGAGCAATTGCCACGCTGAAAGGGGCTTACGATCTTCTGAACCGGAGTATGAGTGTTACCCCGGCAAACCGGCCAGCGTCTTATACCGGTCCGGTGATATCCACTTCGAACGTGACGCCACAGCAGGCAACGGCACTGGAAAAAGCCCGTCGCGATAATGAACTGGCGAGCCTGTCCGGTTTGCAGAAACTTCATCAGCAGCATGTCTATGAAGCGCAGGATCTGAAACTATCCGGTGCGCTGTATACCCAGTACATTTACAACAAAGATCAGGCTGCCCGGAAAGATGAGGCGCTGGCCCAGGCGAAAAAGGATGAGACGGCTGCAACCCATGCCCAGAATAAAGCGTCACGCGAGGCGGCGCAGACCGCTGAGCAGTACAGCCGAAAAATCGCCGATCTGAGTGTCGCTGTTGAAGTTCAGAAGGTGCGCGCCACGCAGGGAGAAAAAGCGGCTGAGCTTTACGCTGCGTCTCATGAAAATGGCGTTAAGTGGAGCGAAGAGCAACGCAAATCCATTGAGGCTGGCGCCGTGGCGCTGGCGCAGTGGACACAGAAAGCCGATGAGGCTGTCCGAAAACAGCATGAAATGGCCGATGCGCTGAAAGATCTGAAGGATGCGGGGCGCCGTTATCAGGATGAAGCTGACTTAACCTCCGCCACGTCTGGGATGGGGAACCGTCAGCGTGAGCAGTACCGCGAGCGGCAGGAAGTGGAGCGCGTTTTTGATAAAACTGATAAGGGGGCTGAGGCTATTGCTGCGCGCCAGGCTGCACTGGATGCGCTTGATAAAAAATATCAGCAGGCGAAGGCAAGCGAACTGGACTGGCGCGCGGGCGTAAGCGCGGGACTGTCAGACTGGATGGATAACGTCAGCAATATTGCCGGCACGGTATCTCAGGGCATCACTTCCACGATGGACAGCGCGCTTGATAACGTCTCTGCAATGCTGGTGGGTAACAAGGCCAGCTGGAAGGACTGGGGGCTGTCCGTTCTGCAGACCATCTCAAAGGTTGCGCTGCAGATGGCCGTGGTTAACGCGATGGGAGGCGGCTCGTCTGGTAGCGGTCTTTTGGGTTCACTACTCGGGGGAATTGTGGGCGGTGTCGCCGGAAGCGTATCCGGCGGCGCGAATGCAGGCACCGCCATCCAGAACTACGGCGCGTCTTTCCAGTTTAACGCGAAGGGTGGAGTATATTCGTCAGCCGATCTGAGCAGCTACAGCGGCAGTGTCGTTGACACACCCACTTTTTTTGCGTTTGCGAAAGGGGCAGGCGTGATGGGTGAAGCCGGGCCGGAGGCCATCATGCCGCTGACCCGCGATGCCACCGGCAGGCTGGGTGTAAAAGCGCTGGGCAGTGGCACGCAGAGCGGCGCGGGTGTCAGCGTCAGCATCGGGACCATAAATTTCTCCGGCGGCACAGGCGGTGCGCAGGGTAATGCTAATGCCGCCGGCGCGGTAGCTAACCAGCTCACCGGCGCCATTCTCGATACCATCAACACGCAGCTGCGTAAGCCCGGCACTCCGTTGTGGAACGCCACGCAGGGCAAGCGCTGACCCTCCTTACTTACCCGCCACGGCGGGTTTTTTTATGGGTGAAACATGGCAACCGAAACCTTTACCTGGTGCCCGCGCATTAATGCCGGCGGCGAGGTCACTCACCGCGTCCGCCGCGCGCAGTTCGGCGACGGGTATGCCCAGGCGTCGGGCGACGGCATCAACGCCCGCAGCCAGAAATGGGATCTGGAATTTGTCGGTGATGAAAGCTACATCACCGCGATTATGGACTTCCTCGACAGGCATGGCGGTAGCCGCTCATTCATCTGGCAGGCACCGCTGAAAGGCGCGGGGCTTTACCGCTGTGACGCCTACCGCCCGTCGGCCCCGGGCGGTGGCATTTTCTCTCTCACGGCAACCTTCACACAGGCATTCGCTCCGTAGGTACTTATGACAATCAGCAATGACGTTCAGAAGCTCGAGCCCGGCGACAGCGTCCGCCTGGTGACCGTCGACGGCTCGGCGTTCGGCGCGGGCGTGCTGCGCTTTCACGCCTGCACCATTCCTCATACGCCGGAAGAAATCGCGGCGAGCGGCGGCGACACCTCAAAGCTTGCCGCTAAATCCATCTGGTTTGATGGCGAGGAGTACGGCGCCTGGCCATTTGAAATTACCGGGCTGGCGTCGTCGAGTGACGGCCAGAGCGCGGAGCCGGTGCTGCGCGTCGCTAACCTTGATGGCGTGGTGACCGCGCTCTGCCTGCGCTTTGATGACATGGTACAGGCAAAGGTTACTGTTCTGGATACGTTCGGCCAGTATCTCGATGCGCGCACGTTTCTCGACGGCAACCCGTCTGCCGATCCGGGGCAGTATTTCCGCCAGGTGTTTTACATCGACAGCAAGGCGGCTGAAGACAATGAAGTGGTGGAGTTCCGCCTCTCCAGCCCGATGGACCTGCAGGGACTGCTGATCCCGACGCGGCAAATCACGGCGGTCTGCACCTGGGCCTGCCGCAACAAATACCGCAGCGGTGACGGCTGTACCTACAACGGCCCGCGCATGTTTGATCTGAAAGGTAACCCGGTGACCGACCCGGCACAGGATAAATGCTCGGGCCTGCTGACCGACTGTAAAAAACGCTTTGGTTCGGATGCCCGGCTCGATTTCGGCGGCTTCCCGGGTGCCAGCCTGATCCGGAGGTAACCATGCGGGATAAAACCGTTGCCGATATCCTGGCGCATGCTGCGGCGGAATACCCGCGCGAGTGCTGCGGCGTGGTGGCACAAAAAAGCCGCGTCGAGCGGTATTTCCCGTGCCGGAATAACACCGGTGCGCCTGAAGAACAGTTTGAGCTGTCGCCGGAGGATTACGCGACCGCGGAAGACTGGGGAACCGTTACTGCCATTGTGCATTCCCACCCGGGCGACGGCGCCACCACCCAGCCGAGCGAGCTCGACCAGCTGCAGTGCGATGCTCACGGCATCCCCTGGGTAATCGTCTCGTGGCCGGAAGGCGACCTGCGCACCATTGCGCCCCGCGGTGAACGGCCGCTGGAAGGGCGCGCCTTTGAACTGGGTTATGCCGACTGCTGGTCGCTGGTGATGGACTGGCACCGCCGGCAGGGTGTGATGCTTCGCAACTACAGCGTGGATTACCCGTGGTGGGAGCGGGGAGAAAATCTCTATATGGATAACTGGTATGCCGAGGGGTTCCGCGAGGTCACAGAGCCGCGCCCCGGCGACATGGTGCTGATGCAGGTATCCGCGCCGGTGGTGAATCATGCCGGTATTCTGCTGGAAGGTAACCAACTGCTGCATCATCTGTACGGCCAGCTCTCCTGCGCAACGCCTTACGGCGGCTATCTGCGCGAGCGCACGATTAAAATTGTCAGACACAAGGATCTGCCATGAACGAACTGAAAACGGTGCGGCTGTACGGCGCGCTTGGCGCGCGGTTCGGTCGCGAGCACCGGCTGGTGATTGCCAGCCCTGCAGAAGCCTGTCGCGCGCTGTCGGTCATTATTCCGGGTTTTGAGCAGTACATGCAGACGGCGCACCTGCGCGGCCTGCGCTTTGCCGTGTTCCGGGGGAAAAAGAACATCGGCCAGGACGAGCTGAAGCATAACAGCGGCGAAGAGGATATCCGCATCGCGCCGGTGATTGCCGGAAGCAAGCGTGGCGGTGTGCTGCAGACCATTCTTGGTGCCGTGCTGGTGGTGGGAGCGCTTGCTCTTGGCCCCGTGGGTATCGGTGCCATCGCAGGCAGCACGGCGATGAGTATTGGCCTTATGGGCGGTTCGATGATGATTGGCGGCGTGGTGCAGATGCTGTCACCGCAGCCCGGCGGGCTGGCATCGCGGCAGGACCCCGATAACGCGCCGAGCTATGCGTTCGGTGGGCCCGTGAATACCACGGCAATGGGTAACCCCGTCGGGCTCCTGTATGGCGAGCGCGAAATCGGCGGCGCGATTGTCTCTGCCGGCATCTACACCAACGACCAGTGAGAACCGGTCTGATAATGGCGCCTGCGGGCGCTTTTTTTATGGGCGCAGTATGGAAAAAATAACCGGTAAAAAGGGTGGCGGTGGTAATTCACGCACGCCGAGGGAGTCTCCTGATTCATTACAGTCGATCGCGACGGCCAAAATACTGCTGGCGCTGGGCGAGGGGGAGTTCGCCGGCGGCCTGACGGATAAAGATATTTTCCTCGACGGTACCCCGATCCGCAGCGCCGACGGCACGCTTAATTTTCCCGATGTGAAATGGGAGTTTCGTCCGGGTACCCAGACGCAGGATTACATTCCCGGCATACCGTCGGTGGAAAATGAAATCACCGTTAACACTCAGCTTAAAGCCACACAGCCGTGGACGCGTGCCATCAGCAACACGCAGCTCTCTGCGGTCCGGGTGCGTCTCGGTGTGCCTTCACTGCAGCGCATGAAGGACAACGGGGATGTGGTGGGCTACCGCGTCGAATACAAAATTGAACTGTCCACAGACGGCGGCGGGTATGTCACAGTGCTGAACAGCGCGTTCGACGGTAAAACCACCTCCCTCTATGAGCGCAGCCATCGCATTGACCTTCCGTCTGCCCGGACCGGCTGGCAGCTTCGTGTGAGCCGGACGACGGCGGACAGCACCTCCAGCCGCATCGTGGATACGACGAACATCGAAGCGTATTCCGAAATCATCGATGCAAAGCTGCGCTACCCGAACACCGCGCTGCTCTTTGTGTCGTTCAACGCGAAGCAGTTCAGCAATATTCCGCAAATCAGCGTACGCGCCCGCGGGCGGCAAATCCGCGTGCCCACGACATACGATCCGGTGGCGCGCACCTATTCCGGCACCTGGGACGGCTCGTTTAAATGGGCCTGGAGCAATAATCCCGCATGGGTGTTTTACGACCTGGTGCTGAGTGACCGTTTCGGGATCGGAGACCGGCTGGATGCGACGCAGGTGGACAAGTGGGAACTCTACCGCATCGCGCAGTACTGCGATCAGCCCGTGCCGGACGGTACCGGCGGCAGCGGTACTGAGCCACGTTTTCTCTGCGACGTGTATATCCAGAGCCAGAACGAGGCGTTTACGGTGCTGCGCGACCTGGCGAGCATCTTCCGCGGCATGACCTACTGGGCCGGTAATCAGCTGGCCGCGCTGGCGGATATGCCGCGCGATATGACGTATGTCTACACCCGCGCCAACGTTATTGACGGCAAATTCTCCTACGCCAGCGGCAGCGAGAAGAACCGTTATTCAACGGCGATGGTGAGCTGGTCAAACCCGGAGAACCATTACACCGATGAAGTGGAAGCGGTGATGGAGCCTGACCTGGTGCGGCGCTACGGCGTGCGCCAGACGCAGATCTCCGCCATTGGCTGCACGCGGCGCACCGAGGCCAACCGCCGCGGCCGCTGGGCACTGCTGACAAATGCTAAAGACCGGATGGTGAGTTTCGCCACCGGGCTGGAAGGCATGATCCCGTTGCCGGGCCATATCATCGGCGTGGCGGATCAGTATCTGTCCGGGCGGGTCATGGGCGGGCGTATCAGTCAGGTGAACGGTCGTGCGCTGACGCTCGACCGGACGCCGGATGCAAAAGCAGGCGACAGGCTTATCGTCAACCTGCCGTCCGGTAAATCACAGGCCCGTACCCTTCAGGCGGTCAGCGGCCCAAACGTCACGGTATCTGCGGTATTCAGCGAAACGCCGGAGCGCGAGGCGGTCTGGTCGGTGGATGCGCAGGATGTCGCGATCCAGCAGTACCGCGTCACGTCCGTTGAAGACAATAACGACGGCACCTGGACCATCAGCGCCGTGCAGCACAACCCGGATAAATATGCCGCCATCGATTCCGGCGCGCGGCTCGATGAGCGTCCGGTATCAGCCATTCCGCCGGGCGTGCAGGCACAGCCAGCCTCCGTGACCCTCAGCAGTTACAGCCGCGTGGTGCAGAACCTCAGCGTGGAAACCCTGCGTGTCGCCTGGCCCGCGGCACCCGGCGCCGTGGCGTATGAATGCCAGTGGCGCAAGGATAACGGCGACTGGGTGAATGTGCCGCGCACAAGCTCGCTCGGCTTTGAGGTGCAGGGCATTTATGCCGGGCGGTATATGGCGCGCGTCAGCGCCGTAAACGCCAGCGATGTCGCCTCGGTCTGGCAGACCAGCGTGGAAGTGACACTGACCGGCAAGGTGGGGCAGCCGCCGGTACCGCTGAATTTCCGCACCACGCCGATTAACTGGGGCATCCAGCTTGACTGGAACTTCCCTGACGGTGCTGACGATACGCTGATGACCGAAATTCAGTATGCCGCCGCGACCGACGGCAGCGACGCGCTGCTGCTCTCGGATGTGCCGTATCCTGCGCACAGTTACACGCAGCTTGGCCTGCGTGCGGGGCAGATTTTCTGGTACCGCGCACGGCTGGTGGACCGCATCGGGAACCAGTCAGCATGGACCGGCTGGGTGCGGGGCATGGCGAACGACAACGCGGAGGATTACCTGGGTGATATTACCGGGGATTTTCTCACCAGTGCCGACGGCCAGGCGCTGCAGCAGCAAATCGACACTAACATCGAGGCGGTGATGCAGAACGCACTGGCGAACAACGCCACGGTCGATCATCAGTGGAAGCAGTATGGCGAAGTGCGCGCCGATATTCTGGTGGTGAAAACCACTATCGCCGACGTTGATAAGGCTCTGGCGGAAATGAGCACTCAGGTCCAGGCGCAGATAGGCAATGTCACGGCCGCGCTGGAAGACAAACTTACCGCCGTGGTGGACGCCAGTGGCGCCACGGCCATTCATACGCTGAAGGCGGGTGTGCGGATTAACGGCAACTACTACAGCGCCGGCATGAGCATTGCGGTGCTGGCGCAGGCCGGGCAGCCGGTTGTAACGCGTGTTGCGTTTAATGCCGATCAGTTTGTGCTGACCACCGGCAGCGGCGCCAGCCAGTTCTCGCCATTTGCTGTGGTGGGCGGGCAGGTGTTTATGAACTCTGCCTTTATTCAGGATGGCACCATTACCAGTGCCAAAATTGGCGCATTCATACAGTCCACGAACTATGTGGCAGGTCGCACTGGCTGGCGCCTGGACAAAAACGGAAACTTCGAGCTTAACGGCAGCGGTGGAAATGGTCGCATGTTAATTACCAATAACATTGTGCAAATCTGGGACGCCAATAATGTCCTGCGCGTGAGAATGGGGCTTTTCTGATGTCCGGACTACAGTGCTGGGATGCCAGCGGAAAGCTTATTGTTGATCTGGGCGACTATATGCTGAGGCATGTCGCCCGCGTTCAGTTCAATAAGGTGGGAGGCGCTGTGACACAGGTAAACATTCCTGTTGCAGGGGTAACAGCCGCAGGTTCGTTCGCTGTGTTTACCGCGCCATATGGTGACAGACAGTCGATCGTTTCCTGCTACGACGGTGGGGTAACGCTTAATTTTGCGCTTGGTTTTTCGCCGGAAAGCGGTCCTGTCGATATTTACAGCTTTATATGAGCTTTTTATGAGCGGATTTGAAATAAGAAATAATGAGGGCGCCATTACGGTAAACAGTGATTTCACCTCGCCGCGACTGCAGCGCCGAATCACATCGCCCCGCTGGGATATCGGCTATTTTGACATGGATATTCCGGGCATAGGAAATCTTAACGTGTTAAGGGATGCTTATGAAACAGTCGGAAATACCTTCGTTGACTGGCATCAGCCAGGGCAAATAGTCTGGTGTCGTTTCGCGGTGGGGGGGTGGGGAATGCCTGGCATCCACTCATACACGCCGGGAAAAGTCGATCTGGCTTTTACACGTCTTGACGTTGCTGTTCAGAGCGGATATCTCGATGTTTTTAACAGTTCCGGAAGCCTTATATGGTCTGCAATATCTGCGCAGAGCACGCCACGAATCACAGGTTTCATTGAAGTTCCGGCAGGTTATGACCTGCAAAACAACACCCTTTCAGTCCCCGTTACCGGTACGCCTTTTCTGCCGACAGATATGTTTCCGGGGATGCTGTCTGAGGATCAAGAGGGCGTAGGCGGAAATCTTGGTATCGCCATAAAGCAATACTCCGGTTACTTCTCGCTGAGATATATCAACCAGAACACACCAAATTACCGGACGCTTCCCCTGTTTTCGCGCGGCTTCAGGATACCCTACGCCACATTCCCGACACTCTGACCCCGCTTCGGCGGGTTTTTTTATTTCAGGAGACAGTCATGTCTGCAGGAACTCTTACGCTAACCAATAAATCAGCTGCGGTTACTGGTAATGGAACATCATTCACAACGGAATTAAAAGCTGGCGATCTCATCGTTGTTAAAGTTGGTGGAACGCCTTATACACTGCCCGTTAAAGCAATCACCAATAACACTCAACTGATGCTTGTTAGTGATTACACAGGTCCAACCCAGAGCGGTGCCGCCTGGTTTGCCGTTCCGCAGGAAGCACAAAGCTTAATTACTGCGGCTCTTGCCTCACAGACCGCAGAAGCATTACGTGGTCTTAACCTCGACAAGACAAACTGGCAACAGGTTTTCAGCGCCAGCGACGATATCACGGTCACTCTCAAAGATGGTTCGACATTCAGCGGACCAAGCTGGCTCAAGATAATCAATTTTATTAAGAGCATCTTTTCCGATAATGGCGAGCTTACAGCCACAACGTTTAAACCTACTGATATTGCAGCAACGTGGGAAAACATGCAGGTTGCTCGCGCTCCGGCTTCTGCTATAACCGGATCTATTAACTGGGAGTATTATTTCCAAAGACCCGGTTTTTTTAAGCAACCTTATAACGGAGAGGCGACACAATCGTATGGATACCCACGCGATCAGCAGGCCGGATCTTTAATGACGCTGCCAAACGCTGCCAACGGCGCTAATGGTTGTGCTCAGTTATATTTCAACTTTAAAGGTACAGGTGGCGCTTATTTCAGGAAATATCTTGCAGCTGAACAAAGATTCGATCGTGGTGGCATTAACGGGTGGAATGAGTTTCTGACCAACAACGGCGACACTGCTAACGCTGCCGGGCAAGCTAACGCAACGGTTAGTGATTGGGGTGATATGCGCACGAATACCGTTGGTTTTGGTTATGCAAACGCAACCGGCAACCCAGGCATTACGGGTACCTGCCTTACATTTTCTGCGGCTAACTTCCATTCGTATGCTTTACAGTTCACTGGTAATTACGCTTCTGCATCTCGTTACTTTGCGCGCTCGCAGAATGGTGACGGCGGCGGTGTATGGCAGCCGTGGCGCGAGTTCACGATGGCCGCTGTTTCAGATGAGCGCCTGAAAGATGTTAAAGGGAGTTTTAATGTCGAAGCTGGCCTGGACAATATCAACCGCATGGAGTTTAAGCTGTTCCGCTATAAGTGGGATAAACCTGAACGGTCGGCGCGCCGTGGCGTTATCGCCCAGCAGATTATGCAGATTGACAAGGAATACGTGAAGGATGTTGGCGAAAACATGGTGCTTGACCAGACGCCGATGTTACTTGACGCTCTGGCTGCAATAAAAGCGCTGCGCCAGCGTGATGAGGACAACAAGGCGCGTATTGCTGCGCTTGAAATGGAACAGGCCCGGCTGCAGGCGTCAGTTTCCAGCCTCATTGCTGCGGGAAGCGCCACCAAAGAAGGTTCTGAAAGCGAATCGGTCAGTGGAAAATGATAAGGCATAGTGGCCCGTATGGGCTGCTCTGCTTATAAAAAACATTACCTGCCGTTACGATTAATAGGCCGCTGCGTCTTGATTTCGTTACTTCCTGAAACTACTGTATAAATGCACAGTAATTTTACCGGGAGGTACATAATGAAAATACACCCCCTCGTCTGGCCGGTTACGCCAGTCAACATCCCATTCTATGCAGACCTGATTTCAGCAGGCTTTCCGAGTCCTGCTGCCGATTATATCGACAGCGGCATTGACCTCGTTTCCCACCTTATTGCACATCCTTCATCCACCTATGTCCTGCGGGTTGCTGGCGACTCGATGCGCGACGCTGGCATCCTTGACGGCTCGCTTTTGCTGGTGGACTTCAGTCTGCACGCGAAGCATAACGACATCGTGGTCGCCAATATTGGCGGGGAGTTTACCGTTAAAAGGCTGGTGACGTACCCGATGGCGCAGCTGCGCGCCGAGAACCCGGCTTACCCGCCTATAGCTGTTTATGACGCCGACGACCTCGAAATCGTCGGCGTTGTCATTTGCGTGATAAATACCCTGCACCGCAATGTTCGCGCTGGTTGATATGAACTCGTTTTACACGAGTTGCGAGACGGCATTCCGTCCGGATCTGACCGGTAAGCCCATTGTGGCGCTCTCGAATAACGACGGGTGCGTGATAGCGCGCAGCCGCGAAGCCAAAGCGCTTGGCATAAAAATGGGCATGCCCTGGTTCCAGCTTCGCGAGATGCAGTTTCCACAGCGGATCATAGCCTTCTCAAGCAACTATGAACTCTATGGCGACATGAGCCAGCGGGTGATGACCACGCTTGAGGAACTGTGCCCGCGCGTTGAGGTATACAGTATCGATGAAGCATTCTGTGACCTGACGGGGGTGGGGAACTGTCGCGACCTGGCTGATTTTGGCCGGGAGATACGCGAGACGGTGCGGCGTAACACGCGGATTCATTGTGGGGTAGGTATCGCCCAGACGAAGACGCTGGCGAAACTCGCCAATCGCGCGGCGAAGGAGTGGCCGCAGACGGGCGGGGTGGTGGACCTGTCAAACCAGGCGCGCCAGCGGCGGCTGATGGCGCTTATGCCGGTGGAGGAAGTCTGGGGCGTCGGCCGGCGTATTGCCAGAAAGCTGGAGGCAATGGGCATTAAAAATGCTTTGCAGCTCTGT